GAATAACAAGAACCTTCGATAAAAAATTTTTCACTACTTCCTGCATACTGTTGACATTGAGCCGCCGGTTTTATCGTGATTGTATCAGGAGCGACCGTATTATAACATTCAATTGGTACTAAACTTTGACAAGTAAAACTAGCCAATAACGAATCAACTTGTCCAAAACTTTCAGGGTCAGTACTACCAGGAACCGGCGTATCAGTACCCGTCACGTTAAATCCAGGGGTAACCAAACTTGCAGAACCTGCGGTAGTAACTCCTTCGTCAGATACTTCAGTCAGATAAAACAAACCATTGGCCATAAGTGTATGAGACACTATTACTTCAGGAGGTTCTTGACTATTTGTATACGATTGATATACATCCGATGAAGGGACCCTATCACTTCTCATAACAATTCGTTCACTATCACTCATTAAAAAACAATCGTTATCATTTACAGGTTCTGAATATACTTTGGAGTAATAATATGATGTAAGTCTTGTGACATAGTTACATGTACCAGGGCATTGCCAATCGCCTCCACCTTTTAACATTACACTACCTCCCTCAACGCATTCTCCAACTACATATTTACCATTATCAAATCCTTTTCCATTTTGGAAGGCCGCTTCATTTTCAGGATATGAAAAATCGTTTTCTCTCGTATAAAAGTTATTAATATCGACTCTTAGACCTCCACCATTACTGGGAAGGGCGACACTCAGATACGCATCAACATTAGTTACAGAACATGGATTTATTCTTATTAGTGGGTCTCCGATTCTGAATTTTTGATATGGTTGTATTGTATCATCTATATCTGTCTCGGACAATGATGAATACTTATATACTGTTCTTGTTCTAAAAGAAGTCCAATCTGTTTGAGATGGTTTAAAATGGAATGATTTAAAGAAGGTTCTACCGCTAGAGTACGAATCTATCCCTCCATTTTGATTACCTGATATTGAATCGTGTTTAACACATTTATGTGCGTTACGTCTAGCAAATAGTGTTGCGGATGTTGATGGAGATAGTGACCCAAAATCTCCCCCATCGTTTGGTTGTAACGGTATGTTTAATTTATATTCACCTTCAAACGTTACTGCCCAATGATTTTTTCTATTAAACAGTTTTCCCAATCCATATTTAACTTTTACTCTACTTGAGTGTGGGTCAACACCTCTAACTATAATATTGAAATATGTTTCAGTTTTCTCATTGAATGATGTCCAAGGGTTAGCACCATTTGAATCTGGGTCCCATCCACTAAAACCAGGTCCTGTCCAAGTGCCACCACCACATTCCGTTACCAATCTCTGTTGGTAAATATATCCAATGTTTTCATTACCTTGAAAAATTCTTTGGAAGAATGAGCCCCAATAACTTTCATCCAAGTCTTCTACTACGTAGTTATTATTTAATATTGTCATATACTCAGAGTAAGTTAACGACTTAATAACTTGAAAATATTCTTGGTTTGTTGGATATCTTAAGTAGTAATCCGCTTCACCATCTGTTTGAGATATGTTATATTGGGTAACTAATCTCTGACCATTATATGGATTAGTATGACTTACATTTACAGCCGTAACACCTGTGTTTAACGCCGTACCCGTGATTGAAAATGTACCATATATGTTTCTAGTATTACCACTCATATTAGGGTCTTTGAAATCATATGGATTGTTGAAAGTTAGTATGGTTCCGTCCTCATATCTGTTTTCGGTAGCAATTATCATTACATTATCATAATGGAAACCTAAATTTGTATTATTGGCTAAATTTAAAGACCCTCCTATTTGTGTCTCTACTAAGGTAGTGTTAGGATTATTAATGTCTGAATTGAAGATAGCCTTAATTTGGGTATGTCCGCCGCCAATTGTGTGATTACCAAATTGGGTATTAACATTTAATGGTAAATTTCCCGATGAACTTGTCAATTGTTTAAAATTACCATTACCAAAGAATTTACCTTTAAAGTTAAATCCTGTGAGTCTTTCGTGTAGTGGGATAGAGTTTGAATAATAAGTAATAAATGCAACGTTTGATGCGTTACCATCTAAATTGAAACTGAATTGTTCCAAATTTGAGGTTCTGAAACTCCACCCTATTATATTATTTGTTGTTTGAAATCCCGCTAAAGTATTCTGTATGGTTGGTTCCAAATTATTTACATCATCATCGGATTCATAATCATATGCACCGTTATTTATAAAATTCGCCAATGTAGACCTATTGGTGAATGGGGGTACACTAGTTAATGAACCAACAGGAAAGGTAACTTGTGGTGGGGTATTTGTGGTTGATGAACAACTACATAATTCACAATCAGGATAGGTAAATAAAGGTATATTTAAATTACTGAATTTATTCTCAATCGTTGTTAAAACAGCCCAATTTTGAAATGGTCGTACACCTACGTATTGTCCTAACACGGTAAACCCTATGTTCAAATCCCTTATTTTTGTTACCAAAAAACAAATAATATGGAAAACAACAGTAACAAATTGTAATATTACCGATATAAAAGTTGCAACAATCGTAAATAAAATGAATATTAAGTCAAACCTAAATTGAGTTTCATTAGTTGGAAATTTGTTTGTAGTACTCTCACAAGTATCATCAGTAATATTTTTGATTGCTAAATATCTATTATTGAAACTACCTTGTCTATATCCTGTTATTAATTGAGACACAGTGTAGACTTTATTATATGTCATCTCGTAAAACATATCTTTTCCGTCTATTGCGTCTTGAATTACATCACCATCGATACCATAGTCATCCCAATTTAAACTAAAAGCATAACTTCTTTGGGCTGCAATATAACTCGGAGAAGAGGAACTTAGTTCAACTAAAGGGTCGTCTTCAATAGAATTCCATCCGTGCTCTTTAATATTTGGAACTAAAAAATTAGCTCTCTTTACAGGTTCACTTAAACTTGGTGGTTGGACCCAACTAACTTTAAATCTATATCTCGCCCTTGTAGGTACTCCTTTTTTTTCATCTGTGGAGAACACTTGTTCACCAAATTCATTTGTTACTACGTAATCCAAATTCATCGGTACATCAAGTAACCAAGCACCATTTTCATCGATAACAATTCCATTATTTTCGAATTCATATTCTTCCAATAATGGTCTTCCGAAAATATCTTGTCTAATTGTCTGTCTAATAGCCAATATTTGTCCTGGCCCCGCAAATAAAGAGCATTGATATCCCGCTTTTAATTTTGGTTTACAATTTCTTTTTTGTGCTAACTCATCTGTGTCAGAAAATATTGACCCCATAAAAATCGCAGTTGGTTTGATTTCAATATTTGCTTCTGCAGTTAAATCAAAGTCAGTTCTTGTAATGGAAATCTGACATAATTCAGGGTCACCCCAAAGAGGTAAAATAGTTGCGGACTTATTTAAAGAAATAATTTGAGGTAAAGTACCTAAATTCTCTGAAACTTTAAATCTTATCCCATTTACTTGACTTTCGGTAGCAATCCCGAGTCTAATTAAATCTTGAGGTGATTGTGAAAATGGTCCGATATCTGAAACATCCACATTCATTATAATATCGTAAGTTCCGGTTGGAACTCCAAAAATCATAAAGTCTCCACTATCATTTGTTGTTACAGTATATTTGTAATATTTGTCGTATATTTCAATTGCCGTAGGATTAATCAATACATCTTCTAAATCAGGAAAAGAACCTGTCGCTGAGTGACCAGGATATGATGGTTTGTAAGGTAATAAATTATATTTATACCCATCTTCGTTAATATCACTTATTGTTTTATAAGGATAAATTGCTGAGATTATTGGATTGGCTTCATCCTCTGCGGTGATGGGTATAAAAATTGAAACCTTTGAATTAGGTACCCCAAATCCGTCATTTACTGATACTCTACCTGCAACTACTCCATAATCAGCGCATTGTCTATTGTAAATTTCTGATTGTGAAAGTTTAAGAGATAGAATTTCTATGAATTCAAAATCTTGTTCTAAATTTAAATTTACTTGCCGGTCAACACCGATTTTTGTTCTTACCCTTAAAGATTTTGGCATTTAATACTTTTTTGAATAAATAGTTTATATTCTATTTTCAAAAAATAATCTATTAGTGATGAAAATAAATTAATTAACTGAAATTAACCGTACTTAGGTTCTTAACCCTAACCCTAATGTCTTTACCTGTGTATCTAATTTGGTATATCTGTGTTGGTTCAGCGAAGATAGTTTCATCAATTAATTCAATTTGTCTTGTATTTGAATCCGCATATCTTTGAGATGTTTGTGATGATGAATATTGTCCTCCAACTTCATTTATTACGTCAATTGCCGCCACACTAATTACACCATTTAGAGATTGGATATTTTTTCTTATTTCTGATATATAAACATTTTGACCCATTTCTCTATTGGTAGGTGCGAAGTAATCATTAACAGTATTTACTATTTGTGTGATTACGCTTCCTTGATTTTGACTTGAGTCTAATACAACTGAAATATCTAAACTTAAATCTATAACTTGTGCACTTTCCACACTTATATAATCATTAATCATCCTGTAATTTGACAAATAATTGGCAATATTACTTTTTAAAGTATTAGATATTAAGTTTGTCAACTTACCTGATGTATCGTAAGACACACATTTAATTTTTATTTTGTTTTCCTGTTCAGTTATCGCAACTTTTGCGGGAGAACCAAATTGAGAAGGCATCGTTCTTATAAGAGATTCATAATCATTGATGGTTACCGCTCTTTTTTGAGATGAAAAATTATATCCCACGTAGTTTCTTACTTCCTCTACGGTTGGTAAATTGGCACCACCTATAGCGGCGGTAGGATTATTACATCTTAAAGACCCTACAGTTGATACGTTTTGGTCTTCAGAAGGTCCGTTAACTGAAAAATCAATAGTCCCTAACTGATTAATAACATTAACACCTAAGTTAGAAGATATACCACCACCAACTCTGTATTGAACGAACAGTGTTGAATTTGGAGTTAGTGTACTACCTAAAGACAAGTTGTTAGAGTATCTTGATAAATTAAGTTGGAATCCGTTTGCCGCGAACTCTCTTAATTGTTCATCCGATGATTGACTACCACCACCGAAAGTCATTTTGAAAAAACTTTCAGGTGTATATTCTGTTATAAATTTATTTGATGTGGAGATGTATTTACCTACTTTGATGCCAGGTGAGTCAGATACTTTGGTTGGGTCTTCAACAAAGACCTTATCTTGTATTAAAGCGTCTACCTCATACCATCTGTTTTCTAGACCTAAAAAGTCTTGGCTCGGGGGTGTTCCTGCGTATTGAGTACCCTCTTTTAACAGAACTGAAGTTACATTTAAAACATTTTTTTCAGGTAAAAATAATTCAAAAAATGGTCTAACGTCATTTGGTAATATTACTTTTTTAAAGACCTTTGTAACACCATTAACTACAGTTTCTCTTTTTGTAATTTGGTAACTTGTGATAATACCATTTGAGTCAAAATTTGGGATTTTAGTTCTATTTGGAAAACCTTCGTTATTAACCGGTGATGTAAAATCGATATCATAAACCGTTTCAAACGTTTGACCTGCACCTTGTACTTGTGAACCTCTTCTCAAAATTCCGCAATATCTTGTATCTTCTCTATCTCCGAAAGCCGGAACAGTTATTATGAAATCTACTAATGCGACTGATGGTCTTTGACCAGGAATTTTTAATCCATATGTTCTCGCAATATTATAAACTGAAGACCTTTGCTGAGCATACTGTAATACGGTTTCTTGTATACTTCTGTCGATTTGGAATTGTAGGTTATCGGAAACCGCGGCGTTCAAATCCAATAGAACTGAAAATACCGAGGCATCATTTACATTCGTTAAAAGGTCAGGATAATATGTTTTTACAAAATTAATTAATTCAGTCCTTATTGATTGAAAATCTCTGACTGTATAGGATATTTTTTTATTTGCCATAACTTATATATTAATAATTACAAAATCGGAACTTTCAAAGGCGTTTGAAGTAACTTTATAGTCTATTTTAACTCTAGCGGTATGTTCTTTAGTACCAATACCGGGAACTCTAAATACTCTTTCATCTCCACTTATTACCGTTCTACTTTCGGATTCTTCCTCCGTTGATGCGTCATACACTTGAATACTTGTAATTTTTAAATTAGGAATATAAATCCTTACAGTTTCTCGTATTTCAGACTCTAACTGTGCAAATGTTGGACCATCCAAAGGTTCAAAAATGTATTCATATAATCTTGTACCAAAATCAGGTAAAAAATATCTTGTACCTTTTCTTGTTAATAATAAATGAATAAGGTCAGTTCTGATTTCCTCATCAGGTGTATCAGATAAATCCAAATATCTACCATCATAAGAATCTCTAAATGGAAAATTAATTCCGTATGTTGTTCCATTTGCCATACCTATAAATATAAGGTGTTAAATTTTGCTTTCGTTAATATCATAATAATAACTATCACCATCCTCAGAAATCCATCTATCTGAACTTGTTTCAACCGATGGTAATGAATTATCAACTTTTATATCTTTTAAATTCAGAGGGAAATCTGTCGTTATCCAATTTGAATCTTTCCAAAAAATTCTGTTGTTTGGTTGACATAAAAGATACCCATCGTCTGAGACAAGTAAATGTCCGCACTTATAATCAGATGGTTCATCTGAGTAAGCATTATCAAACCAATCGATTGTCATAAGATAAGTCGCCCAAATTTTTGTTTTGTCTTTTAATAAAACTTCGGCTCTTTTTCCTTTAAGAAATTCATATTCAACTACAGTAACATTTTCTGAAAAGCAGTCCCAAAGTTGTTTGAAGTGAAATGGGATGTCTTTGGTTGGTTCCTTTAAGAATATTTCAGATATCGGAACTCTTGACCTTAACATACCATAGTCAGTCATTATATGAAATGTTAATATTTTACCAGATATAGATTGTATTCCAAAGGCATAAGCGTTATGAAACTTATCGTTATCATTTTCATTTTTGGTAAAATGTGATAATCTTATAAGACACTTAAAACTTTTAATATTTTCGTTTAGTAACCCCACACTTATAAATATCAAACTTTATAAAACAAAAAATCCCGATTTCTCGGGATTTGTATTATGCGGAACATCCAAAACATTCCACCGAACTACTGTCGGGTCTTGGAGGTAAATTCATTTTACTGTAATCTACTTCGGGTAATGATTGGGGTTTAACTTCTTGACTGATGTCCACCGCCAAATGTTTTGCTCCCGTTGATATCGCCTTTGTTCTTACATAGTAACACAAAGTTTTCAATCCATTATCCCAAGCCTTAAAGTGAGATGAAGTAATTTTTGATACCGTTGGGTTCGCCAAATAGATATTCATTGATTGAGATTGGTCGATAAATGGGGCTCTATCAGATGCCATATCAAATGTCTTTTTTCCAGTTTTGTCATCTGTGTATTCATTTACACCCCATGTAAGCATAAGAGGTGTGCTAATATATAACGATTTCATATTATTCTTGTTAAGAATACCCACTTGCTTACCGTTATTGGCATTTACTTTAGTCTTAGTATACACATAATCAGTAGAAGCATTGAACGAAGCACCAGATACAATAGTTGCCATATTGTTTTATACAATGTTAATAATTATAT